CAAAAAAATTTGCAGAAGACCTTAATGCACTGGGAAATGTGCAGGAAATCGAGGTTTACATAAACTCAGGCGGCGGTGACGTGTTCGCTGCACAGACCATCGGCAATATGTTGGAACGCAACAGCGCCACGGTCATTGCCCACATCGACGGTCTGTGCGCCAGTGCAGCAACTATTGTGGCCTGCCATGCTGACCGGGTTATAGCGGCAGCAGATGCAACTTACATGGTACATCCGCCCAGCATGGGAACGGGCAAAAGCTACCTTACCGCCGAGGATATGCGCAACTGCCTGAAAGCTCTGGACACTATCCGTGGCAACATCGTCACGCTCTACGCGAAAAAGACCGGCAAGAGCGAGGACGAGTGCGGAACATGGATGGATGAAACAAACTGGTGGACTGCCGCACAGGCTAAAGAAAATGGCTTTGTGGACGAGGTGGACGACGAAGAGTCGGACGCCGTAGTAGAAAACCGAAACGGAGTGCTGTTCGTGAACAGCATCGGCATGGGCCTGCCGTTCGATAAGGTCCCCGATTTTGTTAAAAGCCGCATGGGTGCAAAAACGCCCGGCGGCTTTTCTAATGCCACAAATAATCCGGGACAGACCGGAACACAGGAGGAAGAAGCAATGGAAATCAAAAACAAGGATGACCTGATGAAAGCGTACCCGGATATGGTCAATGAGATCAGAAAGGACGCCGCCATGGATGCCATCAATCGGGAACGTGCCCGAATCAAGGACATTCAGGACATGACCCTGCCCGGCATGGAGCAGACCATGCAGGATGCTCTTTACGGTGAGCACCCGATGGACGCCACCGCGTATGCCAAGGAAGTCGCCAAAGCCGCAAAGAAGCAGGCGCAGAACCATGTCGAGGCCCTGCACGACGATGCAAAGAACGGCGGCGCGAACGGTGTGCAGGGCGGCGGCAACGGCCAGACCGACGTTTACATGGATGCCCTGCGTTCCATCAACAAGAAAAAGTAAGGAGGAACTGTTATGAGCATGAATCTTACGCCTGAGAAGTTTTCGTATGAGCCGGAATATCTGCTGGCAGGTACGGACATTCGAGTCACAACCGCCATCAAGAAAGCTGCCGCAGCCCTGAAAGCGGGCGCACCGGTCAAGCTGGACGGCTCTGGCAAGGCAGCTCCCGTGGCAAAGGCGGACGGCACGACTGACCTGTACGGCATCGCTACCGAGGATTTCAAATCTGGCGAGGACGCTGTGATCTACCTGACCGGCGAATTCTTTGCGGACCGGCTGGCACTGGAAACTGGCGTGACTGCTGCTTCGCTCGAAGTGGCGTTCCGTAACATCGGCATTTTCCTGAAGTAAGGAAAGGAGGAAAACGATATGCCTAACGAAGTGAACATCTATACCCCGCGATACCTCGCCGAAGTCGTGCGCCTTGCACCTCCGGTGTACACCTTTTTCCGTGACACCTTTTTCACCAATGTCCATGTTTTCCCGACCAAGGCCATCGACTTCGATCTGGTGAAGGGCGACCGTCGCATGGCTGCGTTCGTCCATCCTCGCAATGGCGCGAAGGTGCTGAGTTCGGCTGGCTACGAGACTATGAGCTATAAGCCGCCCCTCATCAACCCCTATGACATCACGACCGCGGACCAGCTTATGAACCGTCTGCCTGGCGAAGAGATGTACAGCGGCATGACTCCTGCACAGCGGGCAGCGCAGAAGCAGGTGGAAGAGTATAACCGTCTGAACGATTCCGTAATCCGCCGCGAAGAGTGGATGTGCGCACAGGCCATTATGACCGGTCAGATTCCCATTGTCGGCGATGGCGTCAACGAGATCGTGGATTTCGGCTTTACCAACAAGAAGAAGCTGACCGGTACGGCAGTCTGGGGCGGCGACAAGGCGGCAATCGCGGACAACCTGCGTGATTGGAAGCATGAGGTCGCCGTGAACGGCTTTGCCAATGTCGATATGTGTGTCATGGGCTGGAAGGCTCTGGGTCTGTTCCTCGCAGACCTCGACATCCGCAGCCGCCTTGATACCAAGAATTACGGCTATGGCGCAATCAATGTCCAGCAGCTCCCGAACGGTCTGACCTACTACGGCCATCTGAACGACCCTGCTCTGGACATCTACTGCTACGATGAGCACTATCTGGACGACTGGACCGACCCGGAGAATCCGGCTACCCATCCCCTCGTCGCAGACAACAAGGTACTGCTCATCAACCATGCGCCCAACTATCTGCTGGGTTATGGCCTGTGCACATACATCGACGATGCTTCTCAGCAGTGGGTCAGCGCTCAGACCGCCCGCCTGCTGCGTTCCTATGTTGAACATCATCCTGACCGCCGTATGATGGAAGTCCAGTCTCACCCCCTGCCCATCCCCGACAAGGTGGATAGCTGGCTGGTGGCTGAGGTCTGCTAAAGAAAAATGCTCCCTGCCAATACCCGGCGGGAGCATCTTTTTGAGGAAAGAAAATGTCCGACTTCAAAAAACTGCTTGCAGAAGACATTGACGCTGTTTTTTTGGATGATGATATCTTCGCAGAGGAACACACCATCAATGGGCAGAAGATGAAGGCCGTAATCTCCAATGATACGCTGAAAGAAAGCGGCGGACATTGGGAGGGCGGTGTCCGGCAGAGCTTCGGCACGCAGATTTACACTACAAGCAAAAAGCTGTATGTCAAGGCGGGGGACTTTGGCAAGAAACCGAAAATCGGAAATCCTATTCAGGTAGACGGTGCAGACTTGACGATCCAGAACTTTGACGAGCAGCAAGGACTTTATGTGATAACCATAGACCGGAGAAGGCAATGAGCTACACACGGTACAATGCCGACAACTTAACAATTGAGCTGATCGGCGAAAAGGACGTTGCAAACGCCCTGGGCAACCTTGGAAAGAAAGCACCTTTGGTTATCCGAAACGCGGTCAATGAAACCGCAAAGGATGCCCGCAAGGTGATGATCCGGGAAGCGAAAGCACGGTATGCAGTAAACAGCGCCGGCCGCCGCCACCTGAATGATTTAAAAATCAGGAAGAAGGCGAGGGTATCCGATTTAGGCGCAGAGCTGCACATTGGCGGACCGGGGCAGAAAGACGCGATGAAAAATGATCTGGGCTATTTCAAAACTATTCCGTCAAGACCGTATGTCGGACAGGATGTGGCGAATGCCCCGGAACATTTCAGAGCGAAAGTTCTGAAATCTGGCAGCATGAAGCGGCTGACCGGCAAGGGAAACCTGAGTAAAGGCTTTCTGGTGGAGTTTGCCAGCGGGCACGTTGGCATGGTGCAGCGCGTCATTGGTTCCAGCAGCCATAACACGGTCACAAAGAAATCCGGCGCACCGCGCTGGCGGAACAAAGATGGCAACGTGGAAACGCTGCAAACCATGGGAAGCCCTTCGGCAGCGGCTATGCATCATGTAATCTGGGAACAGGTAGAGCCGGATGTGCAGGACACCTTGGAGAAGAAGCTTGAAGCGTCGATCCAGAAAACGCTTGCCAGAGCGGCAGCGAAGAAGGGGGCGAGGTAATGACAGAAGAAATGCTTGCCATGACCCCTTATATGATGCAGATTGCATTGAACCAGACGCTTCAAAAAATCTTCAAAGGAAAAACATACTGCGGACCCGGCGGGGAAAAGGAACTGAATTTCTTTGAACAAGACCTGCCCATCGACACAGGACGGGACGATGCTGTTGATACCCCAGCAGCATTTGCGCCCTACATCATTACAGAAATTGGTGATATGGATTCGCCGGAAGGCGACACGCCGATGGAAGTTGATGTGACGATGTACATTTGCGCGTATGACACCGGGCTAAAACGGCAGGGCTACCGAGATGTTCTGAACATTGCAACGGATATCATGAAAAAATTCAGGGCGGTGCCGAGGTTCGGCAGGGCGTGTACCGTACAGGGGAAAATCCATGGACAGATGTCGAAGGACGACTATCACCCGTACTACTTTGGTGCTGTGCAAATGACCTGCACAGTCCCGAATGCAGACC